AAACAAACTTCTAAACCTCGTCTAGTTATAGAAGACTAAAAATAATCAAAAAAATTTATAAAATTTTTTTATTTTGATATAAAAACAACTTATATATTAAAATAAGAATGGAAGCAATAATGTTATCTAACGATATTAATAACTATTCAGTTAGTGAATTAAATTATTTGAGAGAATCTATTGAAAATATGAATAAATTTAATCAAATTGAGATTTTACGCATTTTTAATAATCATAAAGATGTTACTTTAAATGAAAATAAATATGGTATACATATTAATCTATCTGAACTTACAAAAGAGGTTCTTGATGAATTATCAATATATGTTAAATATGTAAATACTCAAGAAACTACTCTAAATGCTCTTGAGAAAAAGAAAGAAGATTATAGAAAATATTTTACAAAAGATATTAAAGATAATACTAAAAAATAATATAAAATCATGATTGAACCTATTATCGACTATAATCCTTATATTTTAAATGACAATAACATAATATCATATTTAAAATATAAGTTAATTAATACATCAATTAATACAACAATTAAAACAAATAATAAATTAGAGACTGAAATTAAATCTAAACATGCTAAAGAATCTATTTTTTTCCCAAGAGAACAAGATTCTTTATTTTGGTGTTATTATATTATTTCTTCTGGAGAATCTAATTACGAAATGATGAATGTTAAAAATTCTCTTATTGCTAAACAAATTAAAATTAACTATGTTAATAAAATCAGAATGAATAAACAAATTGTTAAGACATACAAATTTGATACTATAACAAATCTTGAGAGTAATTTAGCAAATGATAATAATATTAGTATTAAAACTATTATGACACTTTGCGCAATTGATAAAATTAATGTAATATTTGTTAGTAGAAAGACTTATTATGAATTATTAATGAACGATACTGAACCTATTTATATTATTAGAGAACTTGAAATTCAATCAAAATATAATAAAAAATATGGCTTTGAAATTAGTAGTTTAGATTCATTACAGCAAATTAGAACAACATTATATAAAATAGAAACATTAGATAAACCCGTAAAAGCTTTATCATCATATAAACTTCAAGATTTAATAGATATTTGTAATAAATTAGCAATTGAAGTTAAACGTATTGATAATGGTAAAAATAAATCTAAAAATGAATTATATGAACTATTAATACAATATTTTTAAATTAATAAAAAATTGAACTATAATTTAAAAATATGTCTAACTATATATATAACAATGAGTTCTATTGAAAAATCTAACAATTCAAATTTAGAAGAAGAGCATGATTTTGGAGATGCTGAGTTAAATAAACTATTTAAAGAACTTGATGAAAAAACTCAAAAAGAAATCTTATATTATCCAAAAAAAGAAATTCAAATAGAAATTCTAAAGAATATAAGTAATCCAGAATTTGACGCTTTGTATAAATCTTTAAAAGGTAAATCTAAAAAAACCATAGATGATTTAAAAATTCGTGACAGGTTTTTCATGTTAAAAATGATGCGTGATAAAAAAAAACCTGTTGAAAAAATAGATGAACCAGTTATTCAGACTCAACAAGCAGATAAACCTGTTCCAGAAGAAAGTAGAAGAATAGCTATTATTGTGCCATTTCGCGATTCTGAATCTAATGGTCCAAGAACTAAACAACTTAATAGATTGGTTGATTTCATGGCTTCATTTTTAGCAGGTAGAGATTATAAAATATTTGTTATTACTCAAAATGATGATGGTCGAAAGTTTAATAGAGGTCAACTTCTAAATATTGGTTTTCAAATTGCTAGAGATGAAGGTTATGACATATTTATATTTCATGATGTTGATTTATTGCCGTCACCTGAATTAAAAAAATATTATACTACTTATCCAGAAAGTCAACCAGTTCATATAGCAGCTGTTTGGGAACGTTATGGTGATAATCCAAGTTATTTTGGCGGAATAGTAGTTTTTAATACAAAAATGTTTGATAAAGTTAATGGGTTTCCTAATAATTTTTGGGGATGGGGAGGTGAAGATGATGAGTTATTAAAGAGAACAAAAAAATTTTATAATATTTTCAAACCAACAAATGGTAGTATTACCGATATGGAAAATTTGAACTTAGAACAAAAACTTGAATATTTAAAAGAAAATGAGTTGAAGTTTATGAAAAAAAAAGAGGCTCTTGCTGAACATGAATCAACTTGGAAAACTAATGGTGTTAGACAGATTGGTGACTATAGTTCAAGGATTTTTGGTGAAACAGGATGTGGTAAAAATTGTGAAAAAATAATTATTAATTTGTTTAGTGATGGTAATACTTCAGAAATGAAAATACCAGATGTTGATAATTTAATTCGTCCTGGTTTTGAAGAAGATATTATAGAACAAATTGATGAACAAACAAAAAAAATTCCACCATCAGAAGCATTTAATAAACTAATTAAACTATTTTATGATTTAAATTTATATTTAAAAAATTATCAAAATCCAGAAAATAATGAGTTAGAAGTAAGATTTGGAACAAAAGATTTAAAAGATATTAAACGCTTAACCAAAAATGATTATGATAATGTTGTAAGAGTTTTGAAATCTTTCGGTTTTAATACAACAAATCCAGTAGGAACACCTTCCCTTCGTATAAGAAGTGAATTTCTGGATAGCACTAGTGGAAGATTTAAAATGTCTGATACAAGAACTGAAATTGATGGTATTATTAGTATTGAAAATTATTGTAAGTCAAATGATATTAAATCGGTTTATAAAACAATAGGTTCTAGTGTTAATTTTATTAATAAAAAGCCTTTTATAACAAAAGATGATAAAAAAATTATACGTCCTGTTGATATGGATGATTTTAATTTTAGAGTTTCGCTTCAAACAGAAGTTATTGTTAAAAAAGGTATAGAAAATTACATTTTGGAAAATTGGAGAAAATCAAAAAAAGAATTTAGATATTTAAATCGTGTGACATTTGTTCATCCTGATTTCCCAGTTAAAATTGATTTAAGTATTACAAAATCAGGTAACAGAGGTAAAGATAATCGTGGTCGTTCATATATAATTCCAGTTAATACAATTGAAGAATCAAACGTTTTCAATAATCCTGAATCATATGAAATTGAGATTGAAATTGATAATAAGAAAATTGGTCCTGGTACTAATTTTCAAAACCCTGAGCAATTATTAACATCACTAAGAAAAGTAATAAAATATGTATTAAGTGGTCTTCAAGGAACTATGTATCCTATATCATATCCAGAACAACAAGAAATTACGCGTGAATATATGAAAATGATTTGGGGTGACGAATATGAACCATCTAGAAGAGTAACAAGCCAAAATTTTATAGGTCCAAATTCAATTACATTACAATTAACAAATATAGCTACAATTGATGATAATTCAAATATTGCGAATATTAGAAAAGATTTTATTGTTACTGATAAAGCAGATGGTGATAGACATTTAATGTATATTTCTAAATCAGGTAAAATATATTTAATTAGTAGTAATATGGATATTAAATTCACAGGGGCTAAAACATTAGATGAAGATTGTTTTAATACATTATTTGATGGTGAATTAATTTCACATGATAAAAATGGCAATTTTATAAATCTTTATGCGGCATTTGATATTTATTTCCATAAAAATAAAGACATTAGACATTATACATTCTTATTAAGTGAAGAACAAGAAGATATATATGAATCAAGGTACTATTTATTACAAAAACTTTCATCTGTTTTAAAACCAATTTCAATTACGGATTCTGGTAGTTCTAAACAAGATGGTTCTATAAAAGAATTGCTTAATAAATATAAGACACGCGAATCATCTCCTATTAGGTTTATAATGAAAAAATTTTATCCAATGACTTCAAAGCAAACTATATTTGATGGTTGTAAGGAAATTTTATTTAAGGAAAAAGAAGGTTTATTTGAATATGAGACTGATGGGTTAATATTCACACATATGTTTTATGGAGTAGGTTCAAATATTGTTGGTAAATCTGGTCCAAAAACAAAAGTGACTTGGGAATATTCATTTAAATGGAAACCTCCACAATATAATACAATTGATTTCTTAGTAACAACATTAAAATCTCCAACAGGTGAAGACGTAATTAAAACATTTTATGAAGATGGTATTACAATGTCAAAAGATATTCAATATGATGAATATAAAATTATTGAATTAAGATGCGGTTTTAATGAAAGATATGATGGTTATATAAATGCTTGTCAAGATATATATGATGATAAACTCCCAGAATATAAACCTAGGTTTGAGGAAAAACAAGCAAACGAATATGTTCCTAAAAGATTTTATCCTACAGAACCTTATGATGTAAATGCTGGTATTTGTAATATAATGTTAAAATTAGATGATTCTGGAGCAAAACAAATGTTTACAAAAGAGGGTGAGGTTATTACAGATAATACAATTGTAGAATTTTCATATAATATTGATTCTCCAGAAGCAGGATGGAGATGGGAACCATTGCGTGTTAGATATGATAAAACTGCTAAACTTCGTAGAGGTGAAAAAGAATATGGTAATTCTTATAAAGTTTGTAATGAGAATTGGAAATCAATTCATCCATCAGGCAGAATAACAGAAAATATGCTTATGACAGGATTAGGTATACCGGAAATAAGCGTAAGTGAAGATGTATATTACAACACACCTGCTGGTAAAATGAAGACAGAAGGACTTAAAAATTTTCATAATTTATATGTTAAAAAAATGTTAATAAATGGTGTGTCGAATCAAGGCGATACATTAATTGACTTTGCTTGCGGCAAAGCAGGTGATCTACCCAAATGGATTGCTGCTAAATTATCTTTCGTATTTGGTGTTGATGTTTCTCCAGATAATTTAGAAAATCGTCTAGATGGAGCATGTGCACGATATATTTCCTCTAAAAAAATTAATAAACATATGCCTTATGCTTTATTTGCTAATGGTAATAGTGCATATAATATTAAAGATGGCAGTGCTATGCTTAATGACAAGGCTAAACAAGTAACTGCTGCTGTATTTGGAAATGGTCCTAAAGAAGTAGATAAAATTGGCAAAGGTGTTGCTAAACAATATGGCAAGGGTGAACTCGGGTTTAACGTGTCATCTTGTCAATTTGCTATTCACTATTTCTTTGAAAACCCTGATACATTGAAAGGCTTTCTTAAAAATGTTGCTGAATGTACTAAACTTAATGGCTACTTTATTGGAACTTCTTATGATGGTAAATTGATATTTAATGAACTTAAAAAGGTTAAAACTGGTGAAAGTGTTCAAATTATTGAAGAAGGCAAGAAAATTTGGGAAATAACAAAAATTTATAAAGCTGACACTTTTGAAGATAATTCAAGTTCAATTTCATATGAAATTAGCGTTTATCAAGAATCTATTAATCAATATATTTCTGAGTATCTAGTTAATTATGATTATTTTGACAGATTAATGGATGCTTATGGTTTTAAAGTTATTAGTAAAGAAGAAGCTAATGAAATGGGAATACCTCAAGGAACTGGTCTATTCAGCGAATTATTTATTAATATGTTAGATGAAATTCAGCGAAATAAATTTAAGGCAACATTATTTGGTGCTGCTCCTAATATGACCACAGCTGAAAAGAAAATTTCATTTCTAAATAGATATTTTGTTTACAAAAAAGTTAGAGAAGTTAATATTGATAAACTTCATCTTGAATTAGGAGAATATGATGAAGCTATTTTATTAAGAGAAAAAGAAGAAACTAATAAAGCAGTAGTTATTGCCAAAGAAGAAGAAGTTAAACTAAGACCTAAGATTAGAAAACTATCAAAAAAAATATTACTGGTTAATGCTACTGAAGCGGTAGATGAACCTACTAAAGCGATTGAAGAAGCTATCGAATTACAAAATAAAAAGAAAGCTAAAACTACTAAGCAAAAATCATCTGCTAAAACTAAAAAACCATTAATAATTATTGAAGATAGTGATGAAGAAGATTAACTATAAATTACGTAACAGACTTAAATAAAATTTATAATATATTATAAGACCAATGAGTTATTATATATTACCAAAAAATATACATACTATTAATGTTAACCCCATATGTTCAAACGAAATACCTAGTGTTTATGTATCTTATTCTTTAGTTAATTATTATTCTTTGATTAAACAACAAATTATTGATATGTTTACAAATGATTATGACTTATCAGATAATTGTTTTGATTGTGCTTGTAAACTTATAAATCCGTATGAATTTATTTTTTCTAAAGTGCCAGGATCTAAATTTTCAGTTAGTAAATTAAAACCTAAAAGCAATATTTTTTATGATTTAACTGAAATATCTAGTAACCTTAATATTTTTGATTCATTTAAAATTATACATCCAATGAATTTTTTACATGTAACAAATAATTATGATGATTCTATTGAATGTTTTGAAATGTTTAGAGATAATTATCCAGATGAACATTTATATTTAAAAAAATTTAATTTAGATGATAACCAAATTAACGAAACAAAATTTGATTTTTTATTTTATGAAACTACATCATATGATTATTTTATTTCATTGATACATTCAATTATTATTATACTGAGAAATCAAAAAATGAATGGAACTTCAATTATTAAGGTTAGTGATATATATCATAAACCAGTTATTGATATTTTATATTTATTATCTTCTCTATATGAAAAAGTCTATATTTGTAAACCCAATACTAATAATATAGTTACATTTGATAGATATATTGTATGTAAGAATTTTTTATGTGGTGAAGAATCTAATAATTATTTGAAACTTAACTATTTAAAATTAATAATATTTCTTAAAAAAATTGAAGATAAAAATGTTGTTTCAATATTTGATTTCAATATACCATGTTTTTATAAAAACAAGATTGACGACCTTAATATTATTATTGGTCAACAACAACTAGAAGCACTAGACCAAATTATTAGTATATATAAAAATAAAAATAAAAATGATAAAATTGAAAGCATAAAAAAACACAATATTCAAAAATCAGTTTCTTGGTGTGAAAAATATAAAATACCATGTAATAAATTTGCTGAAAAGATAAATATATTTTTGCCAATAATTAACGAAACTATTTAAATATAAGTTATATATTATTCATAACTAGTAAAATGGATAATATATCAGAAGAAAATAATGATAATTTTGAATTATTTCGAGTTTTATCAAAAGGTAATCCAGGAGCATGTAGTGTTTTAATGGAACTAATTGAAAATGTAGATAATAAAATATTAGACAATTTTTTATATAAAATATTGGATAAAGAAATTTTAGGTTCACGTTTGTGGTATATTTATAAAAATGAATGTAATAGAAATATTAATGAATTAATTAATAAAGATTTAACATTATTTACTGACGATTATTTTTATGAAAAATTTGAAAAATATATTGTTAATAAGCCGCACTCCCAGTTGTAGTATTATATGTGTTAGGTGATTGAGAATAACGATTAGTATTAAATACTGTTCCAGGAAAATATCTGTATGGACTTGGTTGTGAAATAGGATTTTGATATTCAGGCATTTGTTTTTGAAATTTACAAAATTTTTTATTTTGAAATTGTCCTGATTGTGAGAAGTTAAGTGGCCATTGAGGATTACATTGAGTAGTAGTTTTATTTTTCATCAAATTTCTAGTATTATTAGCATCTCCAGCATATAATTGATTAGCAGTAACTAAGAATTGCCCAGTATTATTATAATTTTGAATAGATGCTGCATTAGTAGAAATAGTGTCAACATTTAATTTTAATAATCTAGTTGAACTAGATACAGCTCCTTGTTTTGCAAATTGGTAGTTATTTGGTTTGTAAACAGTTAGTTGACAACCAGTTGGATTAGTAGGACCAGATGGAGGCATACCCCAATATGGGTTATTAATAAATACTTCAAAAACTACTATTGCTGATTGTTTTTGTCCTTCTGGTAAACCTTGAATCCAATCAAAAAATCCCGGAATAGAGTTAATTCCAGTTGCGTTAAATTCATCAATTTGCGTTTGTGTAATAATATTTTCGTTTTTCATAATACCTAGCATTTGATAAATAAATGCTAATTCAGACCCTTCATATAATTGTGTATTTAACTGACAATTTGCTAAATATGTATTTGCTAAAGCCAATGGACTTCCAGGTGTTGGCCCATTATTTCCATCTACAGAATAATAGTAAGGATTATTATTGTCATAAGGTCCGGTTCCATTTGTTCTATAAGATAAGAAATTAAATGCTTTTTGATCAAAAGTTTTACATCTATTTTGAAGATATTGTTTTGTTGTAGTATAATAATTTTTCTTTAGATTTGTGCTGGCATAAATAACTCTTTGTTTTGCGAATCTTTCTTGATTACAACATAATACACGATTAGTACTATTTTTTTCAGGATTTTCTGAAAGATTTGTAAGATTTGGTTTATACGAAGCAACGATACCTGTACCTTCACATGTTTGGCAGTCAATATTTAATTGTTCTTTACCATCAATTTCGTTAGGAGGGTTTTGTTTTACAGAAAAAGCTCCAGGAGAATTCATCATATCATTTAATAATCCGGAACTACTATTGCCACCATTTCCAAGTGCTATAGGTGTACTAGATTTAACAAATCTATTCATATTGTAGTTAATTAATTCGTTTTCATTTATATTTAAAGTAACATCACTATGAGGGCTATTTAGCACTAGATTCGGAACACCTTCGATAGGTTGAGGAGGAATAACTCTACCTTTTCTATAATGTTTAATTGGTCTAGCTAAACCAAAACCTGTTTGAAAATTATTACCAGGGTCATTATTTGTTAAAGGTCTTATATGACCAGGTGCTGTTCCTACAGGAAAACTATTAACACCGGTCCCTTTCCATGGTATATATTGTTTATTATAATATGTACTCTGATGAGTATATCCTGAAGCAGGCATTGAATTCATTCCTAATGGATAAACTGCTGATGACATTTATAATATTATGGAAGAAAATAAAAAGTAATATAATATTATAAATGTTGGTAAATAGAATTATTTTAATATTAGCAACAATATTTATAATGGTAGCAGTTTTAGAATACTTACAAATCGATATATATGAAGGTTATATGGCTGTAACACCAAAAATAACTTATATAAATAAACCCGTTAATTCATATTATGAAAATCGTAAAATTACTCAAGACTTTGATAAAAATGCTCTTTTACAAGATTATACCCCAAATAGTATTATTATACAAGAAGAACCAGGGTATGTTGTTACAAATAGTATTTAAAATATTATATTGTTTAAAATAAATAATAGTATAATATATTAATGTTAACATTAATAAATTTTTTAATCATATTTTTTTGTTTTTTAATAATGTATCAAATATTTTTAGCTTATTTTAAGTTATCTATTGTTGAAGGAATGATGGATGTAGTTCCAACTATATCACCTACAGCTGCTCCAACAAATCAGATGCTTCCTAATTTAACAATTAATCAAGTTTATAGACAATATGATAAAGAAATAGCTAATAATACATTTATGTTAGCACAACAGAATGCAGGAAATATAGAATATTTAAAACAACGAATAGATTCTGTTCAAGGAATGAATCAACAAGTTCAGGATTTAAGTGGAAATGTTCAAACATTACAAACACAAGTTACTGGTTTACTTCAAGCTCAGCAAGATTATGCTAATCAAATGACTGGAGGTTCAGCTCCTGAAATAACAGGCACCACAACTGATGATAATGAAGAGGATACATCCACAACTTAAAAGAAAAATATATTTATTTAAAATAAATATATCTATATAAATTAGTATAATGTCTAATTTATTCGAAGAAGTATTAAAAGATGCGCAAGGTGTTGAAGAAAGATTATTAGGGCCTACATATCCATATTACAAAAATATTAAGACTCCAACTGACATTGGCATGAGTGATAGAGGAACTATTCAACAAATGGCTAAAAATATAAATGGATTAATTAATTATGTTGAATTGTTAGTAACAGGAGATAGTCAAGCATCAGCAACAGGTGGACCTTTAGGAAATAAGTTTT